CGCCATCCTCACCGGCTCACCCCTCTGCCACTGGTGCGGCCAAGCCCAAGCCACCGAAGCAGACCACCTCATCGAACACGACAGAGGCGGCACCGACGACATCACAAACCTCGTCCCAGCCTGCAAAACCTGCAACGGCAGACGCGGCCAGATCTACAAAGCCCGACGAGACGCCGCCAACAAAGCCCGCCGCGAACAAGCCATGAACCGCGCAACACCCGGCAACGCCACCGACCCAGCCGACCCAAAAACCAACGAACGAACGCCGACCGGGACAGCAGCCCAGAACGGCAGCGACTCGAACAACGCGTTTTTTCCTGAACCGACACTGCCCCCGACCCCTTCCGTCCGTCTCTTTCTTGCGAACCAGCCCGAACCAGCCCTGACTGGCGCGGATCAGCCGGGGCTGGCTGGGATGGGGCGGGAGCAGCCCAGACTGGAAACGGCGCGGGTGGGGGGGCAATCGTTTGGGCCTCAGGTGGAGGCTTGGGCGGCGGCTCATCTCATGCCGTTGATGCCGTGGCAGGCGTATGCGGTTGGCGGGATGTTGGAGCATGACGGTGGGCGGTTGCTGCGCCGCGAGGCGTTGGTCAGTACGGCTCGTCAGCAGGGCAAGTCGGTGTTGCTGACCTCGATGATTGGGTGGTGGGTGACTGAGCACGCGGCTCGGTTGGGGCGACCCCAGCACGTCCTTTCCACAGCCAACCAACTAGACCGCGCCGAAGCCATTTTCAGTGCGCTTGCCCCGGTGCTGGTCGAGCGTTTCGGGGGCAAACAGTTGCAGGCCATTGGGCGCAAGAAGGTGACGATGCCAGACGGGTCAACATGGGAAATCCGCGCCGCCAGCGCCCGACTGCACGGCGGCTCCTATGACCTGATCGTGGTGGACGAACTGTGGAACATTGCCCCGTCGGTCATGGACGACGCGCTGCGGCCCTCAATGATTGCCCGACCCAACCCACTGTTGGCCTGCTTTTCCACAGCCGGGGACATGGGTTCCCACAGCATGATTCACATGAGGGAACAAGCCCTAGCAGACATTGACGCCGGCACCCAGACCGACACCTACTTTGCGGAATGGTCAATGCCGATGGGGGCCGACCCTAAGGACGAGCAGTGGTGGGGGTGGGCCAACCCTGCGCTGGGCACCACGGTCACAATCGAGGCATTGCGGGCCGCGTCCAAAAAGGAGTCTTTTCTGCGGGCGCACCTGAACCAGTGGATTACCACCCGGGGCGCAATGCTTGACCCGGGGGTATGGGAGTCCTGCGCCACCACCCGCCCGATGCCGCCCGGCGGAGTACTAGCCATTGACTCATCCGTGGATGAAGCCCGCTACGTCGGCACCCGTGCCACCGTTGCCGACGGCCAGATCATGGTGGACGTCGAGTTCGTCGTTGACTCAGAGGATGCCATGTGGGAACAGGTTGCCCGCGTCATGGCTGACCGTTCGGTCAACCTCGCCGTGACGCCAACGCTGGAACTGCACTTGCCACCAGAGTACGCCCGCCGCTACGCACTTGTCGGCTACGGCGAACTACTCAAATTTACGAGCCTTGTCCGCTCCATGATCCAAGAGGGGCGAGTCATCCACACGAATGCTCGCACCCTGTCGGAACACATGAACCGTGCCGTAGGTGTCAAGACCGCGCAAGGGTATGTGCTGTCCAGCCAAAAATCCCCCGGCCCGATTGAGGTGGCACGGACTGCGGTGTGGGCTATTGCATTAGTGAGCCGTCCGCAAACAAAACAGAAACCCATGCTTGTGGTTTCCTAGTGCTGTATGGTGCTGGCGTGGCCCCGTGTCGGGCGAGGCCGCAACATCTCTTATGGCACTGTTTACACGCAAAGAAACCAAAGCCCAGATTTCGCCGGTTGAGCCGCAGGTCCGCGCCGCTGTCGGCGGGTACAACCCCAACGCCGGCGGCATCAACCTGATTGGGCAGTACTACACCTACCAAGAAGGCGAGGCCCGCAACCGGGCAATGCAGGTGCCCGCCATCAGCCGCGCCCGCGACCTTCACGCAAACGTCCTGTCCGCTATGCCGCTGACGATGTACCGCGAACGGTGGAACCCTGACACCCGCGAAATGGAAGAGGAATACTTGGCGCCCCGGTCATGGCTGCGCCGCCCCGACCCGTCCATCAGTTACGAGACCCTGATTTCGTGGACGTTTGACGACCTGTTCTTCTACGGTCGCGCATTCTGGTACGTCACCAGCCGCACCCAAGACGGCTACCCCGCATCATTCACGCGCCTCCCGACCGGGTCCATCACCACCCCCGATCAGGCTGGCCCCGTCTGGTACGCACCGTCAAACGAACTGTATTTCAACGGCGAAATGCTTGACCCTGTAAACGTCATCCAGTTCATCGGCTCAACACAAGGACTGATTTACTCGTCTGAGCAAACCATCGCCACCGCACTACGCATTGAGGACGCCCGGCTACGGAACGCCTCTTCATCCATCCCCTCGGGCATTCTCAGGCAGGTCGGTGGCGAACCCCTTAGCGCACAGGAACTAGCCGATCTGTCGGCAGCGTTCAACGCGGCCCGCGCCAGCAACCAGACCGCCGCTCTCAACGAGTTTCTGACCTACGAACCGACCACAGCCACCCCGGACAAGATGTTGCTTATCGAGTCGGCACAGTTTTCGGCATTGCAAATGGCGCAAATCTGCAACATTCCGCCCTACCTGCTGGGTGTCCCTACCGGCTCATACGCATACACGAACAGCCGTGAGTCGCGCTGGGATCTGTGGCTGTACGGCACCAAAGCCTACGCCGAAGTTATCGCCGCAACCTTGTCCGCAAACAACGTCCTGCCGAACGGCACGTTCATCGAGTTTGACTACGACGAATACTTGGGCGAAATGGACGACGCAAACACAAGCCGCGAAATGATTGACGTGGAAGAAAACACACAGGAGGAACTGGCATGATCCGCTTTACCACCGACACCGTCACCGTCAAAGCCGAAGCCGGCGACAAGGAAGGCGAACGCCGCATCGACGCGATTGCCGTCCCGTACAACGTGTTTGCAACCGTGTCCGGCGGGCAGGAAGTCATGTTCAAGCCCGGCAGCCTCCCGGTGGACGGCCGCGCACCCCGCGTTTTCATGTACCACGACTCGACCATGCCGATCGGCATCGTGGCTGAGCGCGTTGACACCGACGAAGCCATGCTTGCATCTATGCGGATTAGCCGCACCGCGCTGGGCGACGAGGCGCTGATTCTCGCTGCGGACGGCGTCATGGACGTGTCCGTGGGCGTGAATCCCATTGAGTTCACGGAGGACAAGCAGGGCCGCATCACCGTCACCAAGGCGGAGTGGATGGAATTGTCACTTGTCCCCATACCGGCGTTCGCAGGTGCTACCATCACCGAAGTAGCCGCGCAAGCAGCAACCGACCCCGACGAAACAGATCCCGAACAAGTTCCAGAGGAGGAACCCGTGGAAGCAACACCCGCACAGGCAGAGGTCGTCGAGGCCGCAGCCATTCCGACCCCCGCACTTCCGGCACAGCCGAAGCGCAAGTTTGACCTGCCCACCCCGGGCGAGTACCTCGCAGCCATGCACATCGGTGGCGAGACGTTCCGCAACGTTGCCGCCGCTGCCCGCGAGTACAGCATCTCCAAGCAGTCCGCGTTTGAGGCCGCGGCCGGAGACGTGCTTAGCGGGGACACCCCGGGCCTCTTGAACCAGATGGTCGTGGCCCCCGTTTTCGCTGACCTCAACTACGTCAGACCTGTCGTCGCAGCCGTTGGGGCAAGGGCGATGCCTGACGGTGGCAACCAGAAGACGTTCATTCGCCCGACGTGGACCACGCACACCAGCGTTGCCGCCCAGTCCCCGGAACTGAACCCCGTGTCGGCCACCACGCCGGTCATCGCATCCAACGTCATTACCAAGACCACCCTCGCCGGTCAGGTCACGCTGTCGGTGCAGGACGTTGACTTCACGTCGCCGGCCGCCATGGAAATCATCCTGCGCGACCTCGCCGGGCAGTACATGCTGCAGTCCGACAACGTCGCCGCTGACGCCATCGTCGCCGGCGCACAGGCATCGGGCGCAACGTGGGACGTCACCGCAAACGACCCGTCCACGCTGATTTCGTCCATCTACACCGCCGCCTACAACATCCTGCTGGACACCAATTTCCTTCCCGACCACATCTTCGTGGCCCCCGGTGTGTGGCAAGCCCTCGGTGCCCAGTTGGACGCCGACAAGCGCCCCGTGTTCCCGTACGTCGGCGCAGCCGGCCTCATGGGCGTCAACGGCATGGGCGCCGCCAACGTCACCGTGGCAAACACGTTCAACCCGTTCGGCCTCAACCTCGTCGCAGACCGCAACTTCGCCGCAGGAACCATGATCGTGGCCCGCGGCGCAGCCATCGAGTTTTACGAGCAGGTCCGCGGCCTCATGTCCGTCGAGGCACCGTCCACCCTCGGACGCGTGTTCTCGTACTACGGGTACGTCGCCACGTTCATCGCGGACGCCGATCAGGTCCAGAGCATCGCGCTCATCTGACCCTCAGTACACGGTCACATCATGTCGGAGATTGCGTACGTCGTCCGGGCCATGCGTCTGGACGACTACGCAGTCATCCAACTACTGACCAACATTGACGCCACCGTCAGCCAAGAGGTCGAGATAGCCGGTGTCGGCGCAGGTTTCAACGACTCAGGCGTCATCGTCACGGCGCTGCCCCAATACGAATTCATCGGCGTGGACAACCTTGGCGAACTGCAGTTCAACTACGAGAACCCGATACCGAATCAGGTTCTGTACCAGAACCCGGGCACAAACGTCACCTACTACGCGGTTGATCCGTACGGGACGCTGGAGTGGAACCCTGTTTGCACATGGATCACCAACGCCAACGTGACCGAATGGCTGGGCATTTCGGTCGCTACCGCCAACGACACCGCGTTCATCACGAAGTGTGTGTCGGCCGCGAATGCGTTTGCGTATCGGCGCAGACAGGAATCGGGCTACCTGACCGATGAACTGCACACCAGCCCCGGCGGCGACGTAACCCTAGGCACCATCATGTACGCCGCACTGCTGTACAGGGAACGCGGATCCGCTGATTCGTTTGCATCGTTTGACTCAATGGGGACGTTCCCAGTGCCGTCAGCCCTCGGGCGCATCCTCCAGTTGCTGGGTGTCGGCCGTCCGCAGGTTGCGTAATGGCTGCCACCGGCATCCTGTGGGACGCGGTTAACGCCACCAAAACCGCGCTGGTGGCCTTGAACCTTGGCTACGAAGTTGTCACCGATCCACGCAACGCTCGACCCATGACGTTGTTTCTGGAACTACCAACCGTAGAAGCGTTTACATACAACGTCGGCGACATGACCTTGCGTATTCGTGTTTGCGCCCCGCCTCCCGGTAATCAGGACGCATCAGACTGGCTGCTCACACAGGCCGACAAAATCATGAATTCGGCAATAGCCGTGACAGACCTGCGCCCGTCTGTAATGATTATTGGCGGCGGGCAGGAACTGCCGACATACGACCTCACCGTGCGGGTAGCCGTACGGCGCAACTAGCAAAAGGACAACCATGGCCACCAGCACATTCCTTTCCAACGCCACCGTCAACATCACGCAGGGCGTCACCACCACCGACCTGTCCGATCAGTGCCGTTCCGTCACCGTGACCATCGGCAGCGACCCGCTGGAGTCAACCGCCATGGGCGACACCGGGCACCGTTTCGTCGGCGGCCTCCAGAGCGTCGAGGTCACGCTGGAAATGTTCCTGTCCTACGGCGCATCCGAAGTGGAGGGCATCCTTGCGTCCTGCGTCGGCACCGGCACCACGGTGCTGACAATCAGCCCGTCCGGCACCACAGAGTCGGCCACCAACCCCGAATACATCATCACCAACGCCATGCTGGAGAACTTCACCCCCATCGCCAGCACCGTCGGGGAACTTGCAATGGTCACCGCCACGTTCACCGGCGGCACATGGGTCCGCGACGTCACCTGACCTACACACAACCTAGGGAGAACCAATGCAACTCAACCTGCACGTCACCACAAACGACGGCGACGACTACACAGTCACCACCAACCTGTACGTCGTCGTCGCATGGGAACGCAAATACAAGCGCAAAGCATCCGAACTGGCCGCCGGCATCGGCGTCGAGGATCTAGCGTTCATGGCGTTCGAGTCCTGCAAACAGGCTGGCATCACCGTCCCGGCAGTGTTTGACGACTACGTCAAGAAACTTGCCGCAATTGAGGTTGTGGGGCAGGAACCCGAAAACCCTTCCTGAAAGGCTCGTACCACTACTCGCTAGCGGTGGTGCTTGTCTCTACCGGGTACTGGCCACCGC